ATCTTGAATACGTATTTGTTCTACAGCAGCAGAAGAGACTTCACTAAAGAAGCCTATACGATTGTTAGATGTATCTATTACAACTTTGTTTAGTGCATCACTGTCAGCTATCAGAGGTACGTAACCACCTTCAGTGGAACTACCGTCATGTTTATGTCCACCCGATAATGCAAATGCAGTTTGTATTGCGTTGTACTCTGCGTTTACTGGTGCTGCTTTTATTACCGCATTAGGGATAATACTAGCGTCTGATACTCTTGAATAACCTGCCATGTTACAACCTGTCTCCTACTCCAAATGTAATCACTAAACCTTGGACACTGTGTGATGCATTGGAATCATTAGTTACATATCTAAAAGATGCTGACTTACCTGATCCTGATATATTAGTTCTCTGTACTGGTGATGGATTACCATCAAATATTGCGGTGCTATTGTATATAGCTTCATTGTAGTAAGCAGCCGCACCTGCTGTTGATAGTGTAAAGTCATTCGGATTTAAAGTTTCTACACCTTCATAATCATATATAGCAGACATAGCAATTGTATTATCTCCTTCTGATCTTAAGTATGTAGCTACTGTATAAAATACCTTACGCTGTTCTGGGTCTTGCATATGAAAAAATGGCGTTTGAAATATACTTAATATATTACTACCATCAAAATCATTTCCTTGTTCCTGTCTATGCACTTTACCATCTGAAGCACCATGCAGTACAAATTCGTTCTGACCTATGTAACCACTATCCGCACAAGTGGCAGTGATACCTAGCATCTGGCTGTATTCAAACTGTAATCCGTTTGGTGTCTGTCTAAAGCCGCCAATAATACCTTGTGTTTCAGATGCTGCAAAGAAATATCTAAACTGTGTCTTTTGTCTAATTACTACAGCGTTAAGACCTTCAAGGTCAATATCAAATACAATGTCTGTAAAGATAGACTGGATGTCTTTTGATACAGTTTCTAGATTAACATCACCAATCTTATCTGTACCTGATACTGGGCGTAGACCATCTTGAGATAAGAATAGTAAGTCACCACCTATTTCTATAACACTGTCTGTAGCTAGGCATCCTAAATCATCAGTAACTGTTTCTAAAACAAAGTTAGATATATTATTGCCAACAAGTTTACGGATGTTATTGCTACCAAAAATGTATAACGCATCTCTAAATGTCTTTATTGCTACGACAGGAAAACCTACATTTATAACACCTGATCCATTTGCTGCGCTAAAGTCTGTTTCTGCGTATGGAGCACTAAAGTATAGGTTTGTGTCTTCGTTTGGATCACCTGCCAAGAACATATGATTCTGAAATATCGCAGAAAATTTTGGATCGTCAGGTGCATTAGCGTGAGTAATCTGAGTATATGTTGTGCCATCATAAGTAGCTGCAGGATTTATACCATCTGTTAGTATTACCTTTGGGCTACCAAAGTTATATTTTGTAAATCTAACTTTTGTTACACCTGTCATTGTAGGTGAACCAGAAGTAGTTATTGCACTCCAAGTTGAGCTAGAGTTATTCCACTTGTGTAGATAGTCATTACCACTAACAGGTTTACGGCAAGCTAGTATACCATCATTAATACCGTTAGCTACACAAACTCCAAGGACACTTCCTGTACCTGCAACTGAAGTTGTTCCAACTGTACCAAAATCGTTACTAAAACCGCTTATCTTTCTGTAACCACCAGTAACAGCAGGTTCATAGTTTATTAAAGATATAGCTGAACCAGGCTGTGTCTCACCTTGAGACAGAACATCCCTACTAGTGTTAAGCCCTCCCTGACAGAAGACTTTGAAGGAAGCTAGATTCTCAGCCATTATACACCACTAGTAAATGAACTTGTCCTTGAATCACCTACAACAGTAGAGCGTACAAATAAAGTATCATCAATTAAAACTCTACGCATTGTCTTGATGCCGTCTTCAAAGTTATTCTGATGCATGGCAGCACTTTGTTCATTGCTACGGAAACGCATCATAAACATCATAGCACCGTCTATAACTACGTGCTTAAAACGATCTGGTATAATTGCTACATCATTAAATGCAGTTAAGTCGGTAGGAAATTTCCAATACACATACTCTATTTCGTATGCTGCATCAGGTATAGGACTAATACCAAAGGCTGTGCCTAGTGTTTGATATACTAACGCAGGAGGTCCATCCCCATTTACTTGATCACCTGTATCATCTGAGGGGCGTACATTCTGTATGTACTGCTCATACGATATTACACTTAATGGCATAGGACTGTTGTTTTCAGAGCTTAGTTTCTTAAGGTAAAATGTATCCCAATCTGTACTAGAATAATCTGCAGGAAAATCATACTGTCTTGTACCTATAGTGAGAGTCTGTGTATATGTAGTTTTGAGGAAAGGCCACTCCTGACCATCTTGTAGAATAAGTCTAATGCTACTATTTACTGCGTCTTTAGCTAAAGCTTGCACGTTTCTTACAGAATCAAAGCCATCACCTGCAGTATCAAGTGTGACCTCGTTCATGCGTCTTAGCAATTCATTTACTAGTGTGACATAAGTAGCCATAGAGTTATCCTACTGTTTTATACACTGAAGGGCAAGCTTGACATAGCTCGCCCAACAGTATATTTAGTATTAAGCAGCGTTGTAGATAGCTGCAACTAATGCTTGTGGACGCAAGATTTTGCGACCGTATAGGTGCATACCACGTACAATGTCTGCAAATGAGTCTGGATCACGGTAGTTTTCAACTTTGTTGATCTGCTCTGCAGAAGCAACCGCATCTTCCTGACCTGCCAAGATAACACCATAATGATCGTCTTGGGCAGTTGAACCTGATGTACCTGCACCTGTACCTTTAGCAGGTAAGTTGTTAGATACATAAAGTCGGAAGCCGTGTAAGTTGTTTACAGCTAGTCCGTTTTGTAGACCTGCTCCACCGTAGTCAGCATTTAATAGACGTGAGTCTTCGTCTTTTAAGATTTCCATGAACACAGGGTCCACAACTAACCATCTACCTCGTGAGTCAACATTTGCTGTATCCATCTGACGAGCCATACGTGCAATCACAGTCAACGGAGATGTCACAGATGTTGACAACGCTGTTGCACCTGGAAGACGTGCAGCTAGAGGAATGGAGTCACCAGTTGTACTTGAAGAAGCTGATGTTGTGATGTGTCCAATGTCAGACATATCTAAACGGTTTACTTTCAAAAATTCACCGTTTATTTCACTTGATGTTGGGTGCTGTGCTGTACCTGAAACGGTAGTAGTGATTGCACCTGCAGCAGAGTGACCTGACATATACTGAAGTAAGTCTGCATCCATTGCGTCAGCCATTTTGTATGCTGCTCTGTCTGCAGCTAGGCTAACGAAATCAACTGATGAGAATTGATCTTCGATGTCATCCATTTTGAAAGCAAAGTAGTTAGCTTTGTCAATGGTTAGTGAAAACTCAGAGTCATCTAAGTCTTCTACGGAGATTGCAGTTTTACGCTCCAAAGCGTTGACTGTTACGTCAGGCTCTTTCTGGATACGAACTACATCACCTTGGTTTGCAATGTCTCCAAAATAGGAGTTGTTAGTGATTGCGTTTGCAACAGATGCTTTTCTTAGAGCAATCTGTGCTTGTTTGGAATAGATAATCGGGCTGAAATTGCCGTCAAATCCGCTTTTGCCAGAGGCAACTGCTATAGCCATAGTTAAATCTCCTTTATAGATATGGCGTGAAAATTTACACTACATACCCACTATAAAGAGGCTCTTGGTGTTAGGGTAGTCAGTTTACAGACTAATTGGCCTACTAGTCTGATCTGGGCCTATACTTTGAGGTAAGTCTTTTTGTGGCTAGTGCTTGTTAAAGCATACACACAGTTATGGTGTATATGCCATAGTTTTACTTATGAAATCTGTTTTGTCAACTATTTTCTTGACATATCATAAATAAACTTTCCTGAGCGTTGGGCATCCATTATTTCGTCCTGACGCTTTTCGTATTCCTTGATAGACATATTAGCAACTTGAGATTCTCTAATATACTTGGACTCTTCATTGTCGCTAGGTATGGTAGTACGTTTTGTTGTTACAGAAGAAGCTGCACCTTTATCTTCAGTAGGCTTCTTCTTAGTTGTTATACCTTTGTCTGCTTTGTACAAATCTATTACACGAGATACAGACTTAGCATCATCTACATTCTCATACAAAGCATCTTGTACCCACTTAGGCTGTTCCTTAGCCCACTCATGGAATGTATCATCAGCACGAATAGTGTTGAAGTCAGGATGCATCACAGCTAGTTCAGCTTCAGCTTTTTCACGTTTAGCTGTAACTCTTAACTCTTCAACTTCTTTTAGTCGCTTGTCTATATCTGATGAACGCTCTTGTGCTTTCTTGTCAGCTATAGCTTCTACTATACCTGCTACATCAGGGTACTTCTTAGACCAAGCTTCTATCTCTTTCTCTGACTTAGGTAGTACAAGCTCATTCTTAGTTGCAGACTCTAGCTGTGACTCTAGCTTCTCGAACCTGAGTTTCCACTCTTGTTCTTTATCTTTCATGTGCCGCCTGATGTCACCGTAGCGTTGCTTGAAAGTCTTTTCTTCAGCACTTAGGTCATCATCGTCATCTGCTTCTTGTGCTTCTGCTTTTGGTTCTTCTTTTTGTTTGGAATCACCTTCTGCCTGTACTGGTTTAGCTTCAGGCTCTTTGCTATCGGGTTTAGCT